CTTTTCAGGTTGATTTGTACCTTCTTTGTAAACTTGTTTCATTAAGCTATTAATTAGTGTTTTGCAAGAAGGATTAATAAAAATACTTCTCTTACCATCAAATGCTTTTAGTTTGCTATTCACAGCATTAACTCTATCTCTAACTAAAGCATGAGTAGATTTAGCTTTAACATTTAAACCAGCATTTTGCAAGATAGTAAGATCAGTTCTGCCACCAGCAGAAGTTTTACGTTGTCTTGAAGCTGGGTCAGGGTAAACAATCATTTTATTTTTGTTATACCTAGATAATAATTCATCAATAAACTCGTCAGTATTAGAACTATAAATAACTATTTCGTCAAAGATATAAGCGATACCATTCTTAACATGGAATAGACAAGCTGACATTGGGTCTATGTTAAAGTCTAATCCAATATGAATAATAGCATCTTTATCGTATTTACATTCTTGGACATTTAATTGACGATCAAAGTTGTAATAAACAACTCCTGAGTATGTTTCAAATGAAGCTAAATATTCTTGTCTAAATGTTCTCTCGTCTAAATCTTTTTTTGCTTGTTCTATTTCTTCTGCATCAACTTGACCACCATCTAATGTTGTGTACTTAAATGATTTCCACTCAGGGTCATCTCCTAAACCTTTTTGATATATCTCATAACTCCAGTTACCAAATCCTCTAGGTGTTCCTATAAATAATACATTACCAGTTACGTGCTTATCTGAAATTGTTGGTCGCAAAACTTCAGTCCAAGCTTCTAGTGGAATGTCGGCATATTCGTCAAGCAATAGGAAGTCCAGTCCAACTCCTCGTAAATTATCAGGTGATTTATCTGCACCCTTTAAACTAATCTGACTACCATTCCTAAGTGTTAAAGATAGTTCTGTTTCATGTGCGTATTTAATCCATCTTTTTTCTATTACTAATTTCTTTAATTGTTTCCACATAATCTCCTTACTCATTCTGTAAGTTGGTGCTACATAGAATATCTTTGAGTTAGGTTTACGACTTGCAAATCTTAATAGTTCATACATAGCTAAGTGTGTCTTGCCGAATCTTCTACCAGTAATAAGAACTCTAAATCTTTTTGGGCAAGTATATACGTCTAGTTGTGGTTTACTAAATGGCATTGATTAATCCTCTTTGAATAAGTTTAGTAATAACTTCTTCTTCTAATTTAACATCATGGTTGTAACCTTTTGGTGTTCCAATATGGTTTGTATCTTCCATTGTATATCTATTCTTAGTTTTAAAGAAATCAAATGCTGTAATAGTTACTTTGCAGTTACAATGATTGAGTAACCAATAGATTGCAACAAAGCCAGTAGTTGGTCTTAGGTAATTATATCTTTGTGTCATTAAATTGTATTCTTCTTTGTTCCATAGCCAAGCTTTTTGTTTAACCCAATCAGGCATACGTTCTGCTCTCTTACCATCTTTTTCAAAGTTAAGTCTTACAATGCAACGTATATCAGGAATAGATTTTAATTTGTTATGACCCTCGTTTACTAGATTGTTAATCCATACATCACATGGTTTATCTTGAACTCCAAGATTCATTCTAACTATTGAATTGTATTTACTGTAATCAATCTGGTTTATCTTCTCACCATTACCAATGAGTAATACATTCTTGCCTTTAAAGTATTCGTAAGGATTAAACATTATTTTGAAAATTCTATTGTGTAGTTCTTGTAAGGTTTAAATAGTTCTCTCCACCATTTAGCTGATTCAATAGTTGCGTGTGCATTATAACCATTAGGAAGTATCGCATTAGCTTTCCTACAACATACAGAAACAAATACCCATTTCTTTGAGTAACTAAATATATCATCAATAACATTTTTAAGATTATCTACTGGTATGTGTTCTAACACATCTGTTGAAATAACTAGATCAAACTTGTTAGTAGGTTTGTTTTGGTATTCAGGTACAGCAGGGTCATACTTGGTTGCGTTCCATTCTTCAGGGTGATATTTTGCTTTGCCACAACCATAATCTAATATTGATTCAATGCTTTTGTCTTTAATGATTTGATTGATAGATGGTATGAATTTTTTTAAAGCTACTCCTTGCCAGTTTTTATCTTGCTTATGATGCTCTTTTGCTTGTTCTAAATATATGTCATAAAGACTAGACATTTCTAATAACTGCTGTGTGTGGTTTAAATTCTTTAAACATTTCTATCGTATGTGGTTTGTGTAAGAAGGCAAAGGTATCTACTCTATCTGCATCATGCACTACAACTTTATCAGTATGTTTTAATATGTTGTTAAGATGCTTGACTCTATCTCTTACAAATTGCTCGTGATCTAAAAAGCACATACCATAATTCTGGTTAATATATAATTCAGTATTAAACTTAACTTGTAACTGGACATAGTTATCACAAGCAAGATAATCAAATCTTCTAGCCCAATCTATATTCTCTACCATGCTAACTAACTTAACTTTTTTTAGTTTGGCAATCTCTAAAAGCAAAGGTGTAGAATAATAACCACAACCAGTTTCTAGTATATCTCCATTACAAGATAGTGCTTCTCTAATTAGTATTTGTTGGTGTGTTGCGTATTCGTTTATTATTTGTGGTGCGTCAGGCATAATATATTTGTCTATTTTTGTTATTGCAGTTCTGTCTAAATGTAAAGCTTCTGCCTTGTGTTTGCCGATATTTTTATAAGTTAATGCTATATTAGAACCTACTTCTCTAGCTTTAATTAAATCTTCATAAACTAATGCGTCTATGTGTGTGTAACCATTTTCTATTGCTGTTTTAATTCTTCTATTGCCATAGATACAAATAAGCTGATTGCCTTCTGCAAGTAATATAACTGGATTGTATAGTAAATGTGGTTCGTCTAATGTTTTTATTTTACGTCTTTGCAATACTTGATTAATGTATTTAAGATCTTTGTTTGAATAGACTCTAACATCACTCCAGTTCTTATCGCCTTCTTGCCTATTAATTTGACTACAATATTTAATCTTATTAACTGGTACTGATATTATGTTCTCGTTTCTATGAATACTCTCTAATCTTTTTTCTAATAATTGCTTTTCCATCTTTTCCAGTCCAATGTATTGTTTTAATGTTTGTGTTTGTTTCTGCAAGTCTAAGCCATTGATATTCTCTAGGTAAGGTTAAAACTTTGTACTTATGTGCTATCTTATTTAAGCACTCTTGATCTCCATAAGTTAAGAACTTTTCACATTCTAACTTCCACTCTTGTAAGAAATCTTGATTGTTACAAACAACTAAACCTGATGCAAAGTGATTATTTCTATTGCACCAATCTTCAGTAACAGCAATATCATACCCTTGTGATAGTTCAAAGATATCTGATATGTCAGTAAGTATTTCTATGTCGCTATCAATCCAGCATATTTGTTTTTCTAAAGTTTCTAACATCATTCTTGGTTTGTAGTACCAAGCTTTCATTAAAGGTTTGTATGGTATGCAATTAGGATAGCTGTTCTCTAATCCAAAGTCAGCTATGTAAAGTTTATTAGTTAGGTGTTTGTTGTATGAACGAATAAACCATTGAAGTATATCTTCATGGTCTTTGTCGCTTCCAGTTATAAAGTTCATAACTGAATCTTAACTGTATTAGTGTATATGTTAAACCAGTCAGATGAGTATTCGCAGTCTTGGTATTTCTCAAAGTAACAACCACCTTCTGTAAAGTGTATGTTCTTAGCATTAGGATTGTGTGGGTATTCGCCAACTAACCAATTCCATTCTAAAGGTAAGCCACCAACCTTATCAGTCCATTTGAATTGATGAAGTTCTAATCCTGATGCAGTATCTACATATTCTTTTGTAAGCTGATTGCATTTAGCTGTATTCATTAGCATTAAACTAGACCAATTCTTTTTTTCATAAACAGTTTGTATTTGATTGCCAAACTTAGATAAATGCTTAGGTATGTAATCATGCTGACAAACCATAACTGCATAATCATCATTTCTTAAATCCCATAGTTCTTTAATGTCAGTTTTAAATAGCATATCGCAATCTAGGAATAATGCCCAACCTTTGTACTCCATAAGGTAAGGAACTATAAATCTACTAAATGAGAACTCAGTAGATGATAAAGTGTTTCTTGGTCTTGTGAATGAGTCTTTAAGATTCGGCAGGTAAAGTGGTATGAATCTAACTGGTACTGAACTATGTCTTAGTATGCTCTCAGTGAGTATGTGATAAGCTATTTTCTCTTTGCTGTCATAGCCGATAAAAACATTAATCATTATCTCTAAGTTTTTTTAACTCTAATTCTTTAGCTTGGATTTCTTCTTGCAAAAGATCTATTTGTTTTTTTAGATCGTAAATAATTACTTCAAGATCGTTAGACCCTCGTTGCTTCCTATCAATCATGCTTCTTGGTTTTTTTCTTCCACACATTTGAACATTAAATCCTTATATATAATACTATGTTTGTTTAAACTTTCCATTATAAACATTGTTTGTTTATAGCCAAATTCTACACATTCTTCATAACTCTTAAACTTTAAGTTGTTAGCCATTGTCAAAGCCATTGGTTCAAACTTATCTACGTTGAGAACCAGTAAGAAGAATACTATAAAATATTCCACTACTTTTTTTTATTCTGATATGCCCTCAAATATCTTCTGCCCAAAGCTACTGCTTCAGGTTTGCTTTTACCTCTATAACCCCAAGCTTCTAAACTTAATTTAAGTCTAGTCTTGCGACCCTTCTCATCAAACAATCTACCTCTTGCACTTCCCATTCTAACTAGGAATGAACCTTTGCGTCTAAGTTGCATTGGTGTACTTGGTCTCCCTTTAACTGGTGGTCTTAGATTGCTTCCAGTTGCTCTATTGTATCTTGCACGACCTGATGCACTTAATCCACCTTTTCTATTCTTATCAGAACTTCTTAAACTAAACTTTGCCATACTTATTTGTGTTAATACTTATTGGTGCTTGTTTCTTAACTTTTAAATTATGTTTCTTCATAAGTAAATCCACAATACACTTGTGACAAGCTTTTATGTGTTGCTCTAACTTATTAACCATTGGTCTTTTACAGAATATACATTTACTCATTCTTAATTTCTTTTAGTCTAATAACTTCTTTTGGTTCTTCAACAATATCATAAATAGGTAATGGAGTATTCTCATCTGTGTTTTGTATCTTGTCAGATTGTCCAAGATAAACTTTACCTAACCACATAGCCATTATGCTTGAGTTTAGTTTAGTAGCTATATCAAATTGAGTCTTGCGAATAGTCTTTTTTGCTTGTGCAACCCCCAGTTCATAAGCTTCTTGGGCTAATTGATTTCTTTGTATAGTAGATTCTGAACAACCAATAATTCTAGCTATTTCTGGCTTACTACACATATAACTTGCTAAGTCTTTTATCTGATCTAATATTTTAGGGGTAAAGTCAAAAATAGGTCTCCCTCTATTATCTTTTTTGTCTATTACTAGTATATCTTTAGCCATATTAACCGATTGATGTATCGTAATATGCTAATTATTCTTTTTTAAGAGATTTGTAAAGGAAGTCTAATAAATCTTGGTTTTGATAAAGTGTATGGCAGATTCCATTTGCTATTGAATTGCATATAAGTTCTTCTGCTTTAGCTGGTAAGTCTAGTTTGTATTCATCATGTATTAGGTGGCAGATTTCATGGATTATAGTGTTAGACATTTGGATATTGTCTAAAGATTTGTCTAAGGTAATTGTGTTGGAGTCGCAGTCAAATTCACCGAATATCTTTTTCTTAGATGCTTGTTCTTTGTCTATTAGGTTTAGATTAATAATCCTGCTTCCAAAGGTTATCTTATCTAAGTTCATTTTGATTTAAGTCTTTTGGCTATGTAAAGGTTTTTGACAAAGCTAGATTTCTTGCCGAACTTTTGACCAGCAGATCGTCTTGCAGATTTATAAGCTTTAGTTTTTTTGTTAAATGGTTTTGGTTTGCCTAGTCCTTTTGGTCTTTTAGTTTCCCAGATTGGTTTTTTCATTTCTTTTTTCTCGGCATCTTTAAAGGTTTAGGTTTATAAACTCTATAAGTTCCTTTTGTTTTAACCTTGTTTGTATAAAGTTTGCTTAATGAAGTAGATGTTGTTTCATTAGCCATTATTTTTTTTTGCCTTTTTTGCTTCCAGTTTTTTTAGAACCTTTTTTCATGTAATGTTTTGGCATTATATTTTATCCTTAATTTTGTTAATCATTCTAACTATCTCTATTCGGTATGTTTGTGAAGTAGAATAATTTTCTAATGTTTCAGCTAATCTAATTGGGTCTTTAGTTCTAAGTCTTGTTTGTCTAAATTTATTATAAAAATGATTGTTGTTTAATATGTTAATGTAATCACGAATACTTGCACATTTTGTTTTGTAAGTTTTGACTCTCCAGTTTATTGATGCTGGTTGTTTTAAAGGAAGCATACCATTTGTCGTATTAAAAACTCTAATGCCCATAAGGTTATTGCCTTCCACAGCAAATCTACTAGTTCCATGATTTGATTCTATAATTGCCTGAGCAAGTATAAGAATTGTAGGAATTTGCTGATCGTGTTTTAGTTCTAGGTTTATATATTCAATACATCTTTTTGTAGTACTGATAAATTTTTCATTAGAACTGTTGTCTATTCTGGGTTCGTAAAACCCAATACGTTTTATTTCTTCTATTGTTTTTAGTCTTATTTTTTCTTGTGCTTTAAAACTCGGATAGTATCTGCCAAGCGAAAAAACAAAAAATACAAATAAAGAAAATATGCAAAAGTAACATAGTTTCCCACTAAGTTGATTAATGTTCATTGATTTAAGGTTAGATAACCTTCCAGCTTTTCAGCTTATCTGTGATTGAGTTTATTCCTCGTCAGAATCTAAATCTTCGTCATCTGCGAAATCTTCGTCTAGTTCGTCAGAATCTTCGTAAGTCTCATCTGCTTCCATTTCTTCAAGATGATCTTCTAACATATCTCTCAAAGCATCTAGTTCTGTGTTGATCTTGTCTTGTGCCTTTTCAAGTTTAGCTATTACCTTTTCTATTTTCATAACTATTTCTCCAGTTAGTTTTTGTTCCGAATAAAGATATTTATAGGTTATGTAAATATATAATTTTTAAAGAACTAAATAGGTAATTAAATCAAGAGTTTAGTTTGTGCAGAACCCATTTCTCAAAGTCATCTGCATCAAGTTTCCCACGCATAATTTCAAATTCGTTGAGTTCTTTAGGTTTTTCAATGATCTTGGTTTTTAAGTCTTGCAAGGTAGGTAAGGTAATTTTCTTAGGTTTATCAGTCATACTGCTAAGACTTAACATATTTTTACCTATACTAGTAGTATTAGTAGTAATAGTTGTTGTTCTGTGTGGGATAGTTTGTCTTTGGTCAGAAGGCAAATCTTGATATTTGCTATATTTTACAATGCTAAATACACTTAAATTTTTGTGCAAAGTTTGTCTTATATTGCCTGAAGCTTTTAAATTATAGATAATTGATCTAATTTTATCTTTTGAAATATCAAATTTTTTAGCCAAATCCCTATAAGCTATTGAAACTTCACCTCTTTTCAAAAAGATTACCTTTTTTCTGTAAACTACTTTTGTCGCTTGGTACGAAGCCATAGAAACCAAATATAAAAACACAGCAACTTCTAATTGATTATTAAAATCTTTAGAGTTGTAAATTTTTCTATGTAAAGCTATCCAACCATCATTCATTTTAAATCTTCCCTTACAAGTTCTATAACTTTATTAGTAAATGATTTAAGACCATTCTTTTGGGTATCTTTTACTGATGCGTAAATACTAAACCAAGACTTTTTATAATCTTTGCCAATCTGAGCAAAAGACTTTTTAGTGATTGATCTAATTACTGCTAGTAAAACTTTATTATGTGGAACTTCAAAGAAGTTAATATCTTTGTATAGTTTCTTATCGCAAAGAATCTTTTTTGTTGATTCTGTAATGTTCTCGGTAGTTGAGTTTTGCATTGTACCTTCCTAAGCTTTTTAGTTGGTTAATTTTCTTACAAGGAGATATAGTAGATAATTTCATAGAAATCAATATAGGATTTATATTAAATTTATTAAAGAACTCTAACTCGCCTATTTCATGTTGTAAATTATGGCAAGCGAAACACATTGGAATACAATAAGCATCATCTCTAACTCCTTTGCCTACATTACCTACTTTTGGGATTGATCTTATATGACAGCATTGAACCTGAGTATTGTTTCCACAAACCACACAAGGAAATGATGCAACGAACCTTCTATGCTTTTCTGAATTGATTATGTTTGCCTTCGGAATTTGCACTATCTTTTTTTCTTGGCTTTTCTTGCAACTGATAAAGCAATAGCAACTGATTGGCTTCTTGATTTGCCAGATTTTAATTCCCTACGAATATTTTTAGCTATTGATTTTTTAGAATATCCTTTAATTAATGGCATTGATTCTCCATAGTTTTACGTGTGGTAGGGAAGGCACTACCACACAATTAGTAGTATTATCAATAATAGAACAAAATAGCAACGAATTATGTAAGATAAGTCATTGATATTAAAAGCATATATCTTTGTGGATAACAACTTATAAGCTTGAATTTAGGATTTTTATAATTATATTGATTCTATATAACAAAAATAAAAAGGGAAAATATGATAACACTAACTGATAAAGAAACTAAACTTGTAGATTATCTTTTGGCTAATACTGATGGTTCTGATGGACATCTTTGTTCAGAACAATTTATGGACTTAAAAGAACTTGGTTGGTCAATGGAAACATTAAAAGGTGTTTTTGGTTCTTTGGTAAATAAACAAATTTTGTATTATG